TGATCATCTTGACTATAAGCATAGACATTTAATTCCTTTCCATCAAGGTTTATGTTTCCTTGAAGATCATATGTTTTTTTAACAGGTTCGCCAGTTTCTCTATCTGCTGGAACAAACATAACACCTATCTCAGCATAGATAGGGTAGTATTTTTTGGATACTTGCTCACCATTTGTTTTTGTTTTAGTGCTAGTGAACTCAGCGACAATCAATTTTTGACCATATTTTAGTCTTTGAACATCTCTTCTAAGCCTAGTTCTATCTTCTTCAGGTAGATTATGCTTTCTAAGCTCCGATTCTAGCTCATTTAGGGCTTTATTTTCACCCTCTTCTTCAGGTTCAACAGGCTCAAAAGCTATCCTTCCAACCCTCATTAGAGCCTGATCTTCTTTGGGATCTTGCAATCTTCCGCCAATGTATTTAATTTTAGACATTATTTAAACTCCCTTGATATTGATTTGTTAGTTGTATTATTTTCTCTTCCTTGCAATGATTTTGGGTCATTGTTCTCAACACTCCCAGTGGCATCATCATCTTCATTTTTTTCAGTTGGTAACGATAACAATGAAGAAAAAAGACTTCTCTTGGCATAAGTATATGCTGACTGTTTTCCCCAAAGGTTTTTATTATCCGCATATAGAGTAATCTCTGATGAGACCGACTCCATAGTTTCAGCATAAGTTATAGTAAGCAAAAACCTACATCTTTCTTTATGCTCAGGATCGCTTGAGTTAGGCACTTCAGTACAAGAACTCAGCAAACCATGCTTTAAAAGTATTGGTTCACATTTAAGTATAATGACATCTATAGGAACATAAGCGTTTTTGAAATGCCCCTTTTTACCATCATCACCATGTTTATCAAAACCCATTTGATGTATCTCTATCCTTGCTTTGATTAAAGCCAATAAATGCTCGTTTGCTCGTTCTCCTTTCTTGATCAACTCCTGTATTGGAGTATTATCTTTTATAAAATTGCTCATTTTAGTCTCCTTGTAAGTTTATATATAAATAACTCTTTATTGATATCATCTAAATAGACTGCATGGTCAAACATGTCACTCCTAATAAATTCTGCCATTAAAAAGTCCGCCTTTTTTTCTATACCTAGATCCTGCTGTATTCGATATTTAAAATCTAGTACAGATGGGTTTAGGTAATGTCTTTTTAAGAATGATTGTAGTACAGTATTGTTGAGAAAATCATCAATCCAATACTTATCATCTCCTAAAAATTCTTTGTAATATGTTATAAATCCTTTAAAATCTTTCATGCTTTTCTAACTAATTTCCAATGTGTTCTTGAATACCATTTGTTTAAAAAAACTCCTCTTTCTATTAATTCATTAGCTATAACCCAATATTGATCATAAACTTTCATACATTTTTTGGAACTATAATCATTTTTTATAGAAAGAAAATCTCTATCAGTTTGACTAATTAATAATTTTTGTACTATTTCTAAATCAGATTCTTTGATCTTAATCGTAGTATGAGTATTGCCCAAACCACCTTTTGCCATATCACCTGACACTGATCTTAAATATACTGTTTCTAATCTCATTTTTTTAATCCTACTTAGGTTTCTAGTTAAACACAAATTGTCTAACTTGTCACCCATTATGAACAAGCAAGATATAATTGCAACATATATTTGACAGATTGGGTAATTAATCATATGATTGTGTAACTCTATATATGGAAATAATTTTATATGTATAGAAAATATTAACTAATAAAATAAGGAATATTATGCACTTACGAGAATATCTTAGGACACAAAACATAACTGTTGCATCATTTAGTGATAACTGCGGTATACCCACAACAACTATGATTAAGTACAAATATGGTACTAGAATACCATCAAGAGACAACATGGTTAAGATTTATCATACTACTCAGGGATTTGTTGAACCCAACGACTTTTATCTAAAGTGAGCTTCACATCTTTAAAATGGGCAAGTGAGCAAAACACTGGTAATTCTACCAGTAAACTTTGCTTAATGATGTTGGCTAATTATGCTGATGAGAGTAATTCATGCTTTCCAAGTCAGGATCATTTAGCTGGGTTATGTCATTGTAGTAGAAGAACTATTAACACTTATATCAAGCAACTTGAGAAGAAAAGGTTTATTACTATAATTAAATCCAGTAATGGGCTTAAAATTAACAACAGATATACACTAAATATTCCCAATGAGAAAATATTGCACAATGGAATTTCCAATGAGAAAGAAACGACAATCCAATGTGCAAATATTGCTCAGTATACTAATATAAAAAAACCTAAACCTACAAGAGAGTTTAGGGTTAAAGGTAAAAAGAATAGAAACTTTTTAGCAGGATAGATGAGAGGTAGAAAATGTATAACAGATCAGCAAACATCATGTTGTTTTTGGCATGGCTTGGACTTGTAATATGTTGCATGATTGCTATTTTTTATGGGTAGTGGTAAATAATTCTGATCTACCCAAATAACAATATAATTTAAAACGAAAAGGGAAAGAACAATGAATGATAAAAAAAACGAGCAAAAGGTAGATGGTATTTACACAGCAAGAGATTTGTATACAGATGTTATGGATTTGTATGCTGGTAAAACTTTTCAACAATATAGTGTAGGTTTTAAAGACTTAGACCCATATTTAAAGATACTTAAACCAAGTTTCAACATATTTACAGGAACTCCAAACAGTGGGAAAAGCTCACTAACACTGGACATAATGATGAGACTTGCTAAAAGTGATGATATGAAATTTATGCTGTTCTCACCCGAAAGCGAATTGGGTGTAACTTTACAGAGAGTCATAGAGAAGTTTTTGCACAAACCATTCTCTTCAGTTTTTTCTAACAGAGCCACTCAAGATGAGGTAATACAGGCACTATCTTTTATCCAAAATCATTTTTATTTTGTAGATAGAAAAGGTGGTCTTCCTGATGTTGACTGGTTATTGGAGAGAGCAAAATTTTGCGTAGAAGAATATGGGGTTGATGGAATATTAATAGATCCATATAACGAATTATCACCTATGCGTACTGTGCTGAGAGAAGATGAGCACATCAGTATACTAATATCAAAGATCAAGCGGTTTAATCGTGAGACTAGCACAATAACATTCTTGGTAGCCCACCCAACCAAGCAGATCAGGAACGCAGATGGTCAGTTTGAAGTTAAGAGTGCCTATGACATAAGTGGCGGAGCAATGTTTAACAATAAGGGAGATACAATTACTATTGTTACTAGAGATTTTGAAAATCATGTCACTCAAGTTAGGGTATGCAAGGTAAGAGAAGACACGATACAGGGCAGTATTGGTCAGTGTACTTTAAGATTTAACCCTAAAACTAGATGTTATGAAGACACTGGGTTTATATACTAATGAAAGATTATACTGATCCTGATCAAGCGATTTACAAGATAGATGGGTATGATGAGGCTATTATAGGCTTAGATCAGAGTATTGAGCCAAGATTAGTCTACGATATTGACAAGATCATAGAGATAATGGTAACAACAGAGGGTCTTTCAGAAGAAGATGCTCATGATCATATGTCCTATAACATTACTTCTCAGCATATAATCTTAGTAAAATTAGGAAAATTAAAGGATTTACTGTAAATAATTAAAATAATAGTTGACCCATTATGGGTATATGTTAGTGTGTATACATAGGTTAATAAAACGATCTATAAATTTAACTTAAAACGAGGATAGTAAAATGGAAATTAAAATAACAAGAATTGAGGCAGACTTAATCATTGCTGGACTTCATGACTTAGAGGTAAAAGTGCCAGAGTCTAAAAGCTCATTTTTATTGGCTCATTATGAAAAAATAGAGCCTTTATATAAAGCTATTGATGAAATTCAACACAGGGAACTTAAGGAACTTCAACAAAAAAGAATGAAATAAAACAAACAATCGGAGTGGGTGTAAAGCACTCACTCCACAATTAACAATAAAACGAGGATAGTCAATTGAATAAAAAAATGATACAAGAAATAGAAGAAATTAAAAATAGAAGAATTGATGATGTTCTGTCTAAAAAAAGACAGTTATTTATGAAACATGGAATAAGCTATCGTAGCTTTAGTGGTGCAGAACCCGCAGATGTAAAAACCATATCAAATCCACAAGGTGGGCAGATAACCTGTGAGTTTTTTAGCAAAGAGGTTATTGATTCATTGCCTGATGATGCAGTATTTAGATGTGCTGTTTTTCAAGAACATGAAGAATGTGAAAGATTAGATATACAATATCAAAGAACTCTTAATTCATATCAAGATATATTATCAAGTTTAGATAACAGTGAAGTACTTTTTGATAATTTTTTAGACCTAAAAAGAACACAAAGTGAATTAAGCAAATTCCAAATTGCTGTATTTGAATGTTCTGATATTTTGACTAAAGTAAAAAGATAAAAGAAAATATGTAGGAAAGAGTAGCCATGTGGTTGCTCTTTTTTTTTATTTACTGTATAAAAAGGGTGTAATGCCTAAATTAGTAAAAAAAGATATGCAGACTTCAAATGCGGTAATGAAATTATCAGGTCTTGGTGTAACCCATGATCAGATATGCTCAGTATTGACTATCAGCAAACCGACCCTCTATAAATACTATCAAGAGGAGCTTAAGCTAGGTAAAGCAGAGGCTCATACAAAGGTTGCGGAGAACTTATTTAGAATGGCAACAGGTGATGGAAAAGAGGCAGTGGCTTGTTCTATTTTCTATCTAAAGACTCAAGCTCATTGGAAAGAAACGACTACCATAGAGGTTAAAGATGCAAACGAAGAAAGCCAAAGATTTAAAGAATTGGTACAAGACATTCGAGACTCTCGGATCGCAAAATCAGATAGCGACAAGTCTACTCACTGACTGGTATAACAAAGCTAGAGATAAACAGATCATATCTAATGATCCAAAATACAACATTCATTTAATGATCGCAGGTAGGGGATTTGGAAAAACTCTTTGCGGTGCTTACGATCTAATCGAATACTGTTTAATGAATAATGGGGTAACTACTGCGGTTGTAGCTCCGACTTTTGGTGATCTAAAACGAGTAGTGTTTTCAGGAGAATCAGGGTTGGTTAAGATTATTCCACCCGAACTCCTATCAGATAAAGGCTATAACAAATCAGATGGCACGATAAACTTCTACAACGGATCAACTATTGTTGGTGTACCTGCTGAGTCTTATGATCGACTTAGAGGACTAAACATCTCAAGAGCATGGTGTGATGAGTTGGCATCTTGGAACTACAGAGAGGCTTTTGATAACCTAATCATGGCATTGAGGATAGGAGATAATCCTAAGTGCATTATAACCACTACACCAAGACCGCTACCACTCATAAGAGAATTAGCAAAAAGAGATGATGTTGAGGTTATTAGGGGCTCTACCTTTGAGAATCAAGATAACCTTGCACAGAGTTCAGTTCAAATGTTCAAAGACCGCTATGAGGGCACTCGTATAGGCAGACAAGAAATATATGGAGAGATTTTAGAAGATGTTGAGGGTGCTATGTTCTCATATAAGGATATTGAGAACTCTAGGCTAAACTCGCACCCAACACTACAACGAATTGTAGTTGCTATTGATCCTGCGGTAACATCAAACAAGAAAACATCAGATGAGACTGGAATCATTGTTGCTGGTAGAGATGAGAATAACCATTTCTATGTACTCCATGATGGTAGTCAAATATCAAGCCCTGATGTATGGATCAAGACTGCTATTGATTTGTATAAGCGATTTGAATGTGACAGAATTGTAGCAGAGGTTAATAATGGTGGTGATCTAATTGAAAGACTTTTGCGAACACAAGATGAGACAATACCCTATACAAGTGTTAGGGCTACTCGTGGTAAGCAGGTTAGAGCAGAACCGATATCTGCACTTTATGAGCAGGGAAGAGTGCATCATATGAATGTTTACAAACAATTAGAGGAACAGATGTGCCAATTCACTGGTATTAGTGTAAAATCACAACATGATGACAGGATTGATGCTTTAGTATGGGCGATCAGTTCATTACAAAATAGTGGTCAAGCAGTATTTAAGATTAGTTGAGGAACATATGGGATTATTTGATATTTTTAAAAAACAAGAGATTAGAAAAAAAAGTGCTCCAAAGATCATGATTAATAAGCTAGATGCTTATGCAGGGAAAAGTAGTAAATCGTATAAAGCCCAAGCAAAAGAGGGATATCAGGACAATGCAATAGTACACAGATGTATACGGCTAATAGCTGACTCATCAAGTGCAGTTAAGCTATGCGTATATCAAGGTGATGAAAAACTAGAATCACATCAATTATTATCTTTATTACACAGACCTAATCCATTACAAAGTGGTACAGAATACTTTGCATCTCTATATTCTTATTTATTAATCTCAGGTAATTCATACCTGCTTAGAGACTCAGATGCTTTAACCCCACCTAAAGAATTATATTTATTGAGACCTGATCGTATGGATATAAAATCAAGCACCAGCATGATTCCTGCTCAATATGATTATATTATTAACGGAGTGATAGCTAATTCATATCCTGTTGATCAATCCACAGGTTATTCACAGATCAAGCAGATAAAATTATGGTCTCCATTAGATGACTATTATGGTTTATCTCCACTTATGGCAAGTGCCTACAATATAGATCAGCACAACTTAGCAGGATTGCATAATGTGGCATTGCTCAAGAATGGTTGTACGCCTAGCGGAATGTTGAAGTTTGAGCCAACAGATGAGACTGGGGCTAGTGCATCACTAACAGATGATCAACGAGCAAGGCTATTAGAAGACTTAGAGTTTAGATTTCAAGGATCACAAAACTCAGGTAGACCCATGTTGTTAGAGGGTAACTTTGAATATAAGCAATTAGGACTAAACCCTAAAGATATGGACTTCTTAGAACTGTTAAACCTATCCGCAAGAGAGATTGCTTTAGCTTTTGGTGTACCAGCTCAGATGCTCGGAATACCTGAAGCCAATACATACTCAAATATGGCTACTGCAAAACTTGGATTGTATGAAGAAACTATTATTCCTTTGCTAACTAGAGTTCAATCTGACCTTAACGAGTTCTTAGTACCTCTATATGATGATGATATCCATATTAAATATGATATTGATAGCATTCCTGCAATGGCGGAAAAGACTAAGCAGGTTTATTTAGATGTTAGTCAAGCGGTAACAGCAGGTATTATTACTAGAAACGAGGCAAGAGAAAAACTTGGGCTACAACCTATTGATGGTGCTAATGAGTTATATATACCATCTAATCTATTTCCCATAGGTCAGGAAGATGATGATACTCCGCTGGAAGATGATGATAATAAGAAACTTGCTGATCTAGCTTACGGAACTAAGGCAAGAGTAGATGTAGATACTTTCACAACAGAGAATGAGGCAGAAGAAAGAGCTAAAGAAATAGGTTGTGTTGGAACACATGCAATGAAAGTAGATGGTGAAACTTTTTATATGCCTTGCAAAACTCATGATGAATATGATTCTTTAAAAGATACTAAAGCATTGAGTGATTTAAATTTAGTTCCCACAGATACTATGGCATCAAATGCCAAGAGAGGTCTTGAAATGAGAAAAGAATTTGGCAGAGGTGGCACTGCTGTTGGTGTAGCTAGAGCCAATCAATTAGTTAATAAAGACAATCTATCTCCTGATACTGTTTTAAGAATGTATAGTTTTTTTAGTAGACATGAAGTAGACAAGCAAGGCAGAGGATTTAACTCAGGAACAGATGGCTACCCAAGTGCTGGTAAAATAGCATGGCAATTATGGGGTGGTGATGCTGGTTTTAGTTGGTCAAAGACTAAAAGAGATCAGATCATGAAAGAAAGAGAAAAAGATTAAAAGTAAAACTTTAGCTGAGAAATTACACATGAGAAAAGTAGCTGAATTAGGTTGCATATGTTGTAAAAAATTAGGTTACGAGGGTACTCCATCAGAATTACATCATATTCAAAGTGGAACTTTCGGAAAGAGGTCAGATAATTATTCAGTAATTCCTCTATGTCCACACCATCATAGAACATCAAATGAAAGTTATCATCTAAATCCAATGTGGTTCACTGAACAATTTGGTACGCAAACTGAACTTTTAGAAGAAACATACGAATGGCTAAAATAAAGATAGATAGGAGAAAGTATTACAGGGAGTCATTGAGATTATATGCTAAGTTAAGCGGAAATTTCACAAGAACCCTAGATAAGTTATTTATAAGTCAAAGAAAGTTAGCTGTTAGAAGATATGCTAAATATGAAATGATAGGTGACTCTTTTTATTTTGGATTAGCTACTAAGCTACATAAAGCATTTGATAAAAATGCTAAGCAAGTATTTGAGAACTCTACACAGATGACTCAAAGAATGAGGGAGATTAAAGCAACAGATAAAGAGGATTTGGAATTATACAATCCAGTTATTGCTGAGAATGTCACTCAGGTTACTCAAACCACTAAAATAATGATAGAGAGGAGTATCGTAAGCTCACTAAATGATGGTTTAGGAACAGAAGATACCGCAAAAAGACTGGCAGAGTCATCTGCTTTCTCAAGACAACGATCAAGGGTTATAGCAAGAACTGAAACCCATCAAGCAATGAATTATGCCAATAACACTATAGCTAAAAGAATGAACCTAAAAAAGCCTGTTAAAAAATGGGCTAGTGCTCTTGATGAGAGGACTAGAGGGTGGCACAGAGAAATGAACTCTAAACCAGCAATAGGTATTGATGAGATGTTTATGGTTCTAACTCCCACTGCTGGTGGAGCTATAACGGAAAGGTTTATGAGTTACACTGGCGATCCTGCTGGTGGTGCAAGTAATGTTATTCAATGCAGATGTTTCACATTGTACTATGATCAAGATGATGATGTGATAGAGGGAGCTACTACAGTTAAAAAACCTAAGAAACTTAGAAAACCTAGAGTAAAACCTCTGATCATACCACCTGCCAAGATTAATGAAACATCATTAGCTAATCCTATTCAGACATCTGCTATTGTTGTTAATAAAACCAAAAAAGAATTAAAAGAAGACATAAAAGCATTATCGACAGAGGGAACTAAAACTCCTGATAAATACTTGAGAAGTCAATACAGAGGCAGTAAAAATAGAGGTGAGGTATATTATGATAACTGGAATGAAGAAGAACTAACTAAAATAAGTATTCTTTTAAAAGAGGCTAATGATTTAGCTGATCTACACAAACTGCCAAGACTACAAGGAACAATGGGTGTAGGTAGATCAAGAGCAAATGCCATGATGGGTGATGGTATTTTATATTTTAACAAAAATGTTTTTGGTTTAAATAGAAGAGTAAGTATTACTTCAAGAATGGAAAAAGAAATAGATTTCAAACTAGGTAAAACCAAACTTGAGCAAGAGGTTATAGGTAAAAAATTCCCAGTAACTACAAAAGCAAGTATGAAGAATTCAGATAATCAAATGTGGAGTGTTAAGGAATATTATTTTAAAGAGAGAAAAATAACCAGTAAAACCAAAATTACTGATGATTTAAGAAAAGATATATTATTTCAAGGTAATAGAAGTACTGTATATCATGAAATGGGGCATCATATTCACCAACAATTAAGATATAGTGCTGGTTCAACAGACAATATTGAGTCGTTATTAGGCTCTTATTTTGCTAAAGCATCAAGAAAAGATAAAATATTGCTTAAAGAAACCAACACAACAAAATTATTTCCTAGTCAATATTCAACCACAAATTCAAAAGAATGGTTTGCAGAGAACTTTTCTTTATATCATCAAAAGGGTCTTAAAAAATATTGTAGTGAGGACTTCATAGAATTTTATGAAAAAGAGGTTTTGACTAGAATTTAGAGGTCTTTTAAAAAACTTCTAACTTTTGACTTAATATCAGCAGACCTTATCTGCATACCCTCTACCAACCAACCTAATTGTTCTTGTTGATCTTGGGTATATTTATTAGATATGGGTATATCCATAAAGTCATTATAATCTTGCACAGTAATAACATCTTTATCCAAGATTTTATTCATTTCTTCAAATACTTCTGTAAATTTTCTCATAGTATTGGAATATTACCATAAAATGCCACAAAATGTCTATCTTTTTCCATAAATAGGCTTGACTGATACCCAATATGGGTTATAATGGTTACATAAGTTAATAATGACTTAGGGAAACAACGAGGAAAATATGACAAACTTAATAAACGAACAAGCAAACCAAGAAATAGACAACTTTTTAGCTCAATGGAAAGAAAAGCAAAAAGACCATGCTGTTCGCATCTTTAATTATGTTAGTAATTATAAACATGAATTATGTAAATGGTCTAAATCTGATTCTGAAGTGAGAAAAATGAGAAATTCATTATCTTATAGTCTTGGTTTTGCTATTAAGCAGAATTGTAGAAGTGATGTTGTTTATGTAGAAAGCACTTTGAATAAAGAAGTTGCTAAAAGAAAACAAAACCTAATAAATTCAATAATTAATAAAGGTGGAAACATAATTTCAGTTCTTCATATGAGATTTGACATAGATCTTGATGGTGCTTTTGAATGTGAGAAAGGTACTGTTACTCTAAATACTATTGGAGCTGGTGGATATAACATTCAGTGCTACCATTACAGAACTCTAATAAAACTTAAAAAATAATGAATGGTGCGGGTATCACCTAAACTACCCAAAACAATTAACAAAACAAACGAGGAAAATATGGCAAAATCAAAAATATATCGATTAGCTGTTGATGTGACATTTAGAGTTAAAGTACAAGTCAGTGCACATAACAAAAAAGAGGCAAAAGAAAAAGCATTAGAAATTGCAAAAGATAACTATATCAATGAGTTTGTAAGTGCTAAAGCAGATAAAAACGAATGGATACAATGTGTAGGTATTGCTGATGATGAATTATTTGATTATAATCAAATCTTTCAGTAAAACTTTATAATAACAAGAAAGAGTCATAGCAATATGGCTCTTTTTTTTATTAGTATTGTATAAACACATAGTTTCAGGTTAAAATGAATTAAATTTTACTTGATAAAGGTGATCATGGAAACTGAATATATTGAAGACAACTTTGACAACTTTGACTTATCATGTGAGTTTAAAGAAATAGACCAAGATGATGATGGATCATTTGAGGGTTATGCCTCAGTATTTAATAACAAAGATTTAGGTAATGATGTTATTAGAAGAGGAGCATTTTTAGACTCTATCTCAGAGAGATCGCCCAAAGGAATTAAACTACTCTACCAACATAAGTCAGATGAGCCTATCGGAGTAATTGACTCCCTAGAAGAAGATAGCAAAGGACTCAAGATCAAGGGTAGACTAGCAATGGGTACTCAAAAAGGAAAAGAAGTATATGAGTTAATGAAAATGGGTGCATTAGATGCTATGTCAATAGGCTATAGGCTTAAAGCAGATGGCTATAAGTATGATCCTAAAGAAAAAAGAAGAATTATTAAGTCAGTAGACTTAATGGAAATATCATTGGTAACATTCCCAATGAACCCAAAAGCTAAAGTGACTAAGGTCAAATTAGAGAAAATGAACCCAACGGAAATAGAGAGATACCTGCGAGATGTAGGTGGTATGTCTGTTTCTCTTGCCAAAGAAAGTGCACCAATATTATACAAATCTTTTAACCATGAGGTTAAAGAACTGCGAGATGTAGTGGATAGTATCAAGCATTTAATTAATATAATCAAAACATAGAGGTATTTATGTCTGAAGAAATGAAAGATGTAATTGATAATCTAGGTAAATCTTTTGAACAATTCAAAGGAGACAACCAAAGAAATATTGATGAAATCAAAAAAAATGGTGTTGCAGATCCATTACTTCAAGAAAAAGTTAGTAAATTAGCTGAAGATGTTGCACTTGCTGTAGAGCAAAAGCAAACTCTTGATCTACATGCTAAAGCACTTGAAGATGCTAATGCAAAACTAGAAAAATTAGAAACTACTATATCAAGACCTGAAGTGGGTAAATCTGCTAAAGAAGTTGATATTCAAATGAAAGCATTTGGCGAATATTTAAGAAAAGGCACTGAAATGCCAATGGAACAAAAGGCTCTTTATGAGTCTGATGATTCTCTTGGTGGCTACTATTGCCCCACTGACTATGTCAATGATCTAATTAAATCTGTTACTGAGTTCTCACCAATGCGTTCAATCGTTAAGGTTAGAAATACAGATAAGAGAGGAATTGAGATTCCAAAAAGAACTGGTCAGTTTTCAGCTCAATGGGTTGCAGAGACAGCTACTAGAACTGAGACTACTGGATATACAACTGGATTAATGTCAATAGATGCTAACGAGTGTTACGCATTAGTTGATATCTCTCAAGCAATGCTAGAAGATTCTGCTTTTAGTATGGAAAGTGAGATGGCTACGGAATTTGCAGAGCAGTTTGCTGTTGCAGAGGGTCAAGCAATTATTTCAGGAAATGGAGTTGGTAAACCTTTAGGGATTACTGATGCCTCATCAGGTGTTGCTTCAACTAACACTGGTGCTGGTACAGCTTTAACAGCAAATGGTCTTTATGATCTGATCTATGCGGTCAAATCTGACTATTTAAGAAACTCTAAGTTTGTAATGAACAGAGCAACTTTTGCTAAAGTTCTTCAAATTCAAGATGGTGCTGGTCAAAAAGTATTCCATGTTGGTTTAAACTTAGTAAGCGGAGCACCTACAACAATAGCTGGGTATACTTATGTATTAGCAAAAGATATGCCTGATGTTGGAGCTGGAGCTAAACCTATTGCTTTTGGAGATTTCTCTAGAGCATATACATTAGTGGATAGAGTCAGCATGTCAATCATGCGTGACCCTTATTCTCAGGCTAATGTCGGCAACACTAGATATCTAGCTCGTAGAAGAGTCGGTGGTGCTGTGGTAAATTCTGAGGCAATTCAATTACAAAATGTTAGTGCATAAGGAGATACTATGAGAGATTTAGCAAATAATATAAATGTTGAAGTAGGATTAGTACCTGTTTTGGTAACTGCTGACACAAACTGTGCAAGTGTAGACTTGTCTGATGTTATGTCTTGTGCTTTTGTGGTTAACACAGGCATAGAGGGTGTAACATTAAGTGCGAGTGTTAAGTTTGATTTTTATTTAGAAGAATCAGCTGATAACTCAACTTTCACTGCTGTTACTAGCAGTAAATCTGTTACAGGATTAGCTGTCGATAGTAATGGTCTATTTTTAACTTTAGATGCAAATGCTGAAACACCACAAGTAACCACTATTGGT